AGCGTCTGCTGTAAACACAAATTCATTCTTTGATAATCTAGCAGGTACATCGTCTGCTCTTTCCATTCTACCAATAGGTACGAATCCACCTTCAGCTCTTAAATCCATTTCTTGATTATCCATATCCAATAGAGGCATAGTTTCTTTTGCAACTGGTTCTTTAGATCCTTCTGCATAACCTATTCTACCACCATCAGCAAATTCATATTGACTCCCTGTAAACCTTGGAGCTAGATAACGATAAGGACTATTTCTAATAGCATTGATATCTATTCCTGGACCAAGATCCAATGGTTGGTCTTCTTCTTTACCAACACCCATTAAATCTAATGCTGTTAAACCAGCTAGACCACCAACTATACCACCTTTTAATGTTGGCATAAAAGATCCACCACCTTTTGTTAAACCTAACTTACCTAATATACCCATTGTTCCAGATGACCCTGTTCCGAGTAAACCTTTAACTGGGCCTGCTATCATTTGTTTTGGTAGTCCAAAAAACTTTCCTTTTAGTCCACCAAATCCACCCATTTTACCTGCAAGTGCATTACCACCAAAATACATTAATGCTGCTTTACCAAATGGAGATTTAGCAACTTTCTTAATTGCACGTGTTGCTTTCTTAACTAGTTTACCTAAAAAATATTGTTGTCTTCCTGTTTCAAGGTCCATGATCCCACCTTGATACTCCGGCATACCACCGTCCATGTATCCTGCTCTTGCTATTCCACCATCAGCTAGACCACTAAAATCAAATTGAGAGCCCATGAATCTTGCACCTAGTCCTGTGTAATCTCTAGGGTTTACTTCTTCTTCTTCAGTCTCTTCTTTTTTTACAACAATTGGAGGTACATAGTTATCTCCTCCGCCACCAGTATTATCGGTTGTATTGAATGTATCTGTATAATCAGTGCTTAAATCATAATCATCAGGATCATTTGGATTAATATTAATTTTTCTTCCACCTCCTAAAATTTCTTTTGCTTGAGGTTCGCCTAAATCTGTAAATTCAACTTCTAAACCCATTTTAGTATCTAATGGACCAATATTGGTAGCATATCCCATAGCTGCAAGATCTTGCATCACTTCATTATAAGCTGAAAGATCTTTTTCTTGTAAGTCTTCTAAATATTTTTCTCTTTGTATTTCATTAAGACCATATGCAAGATCACTATTTGATATGGTCTCAGCAGTTTTTGTTAATAAATTTTCTCTTAAATATCGTTCAAATATATTTGGTGTTTTATAATTGTATTTTGTTTTTTTAGGTTTAGCTATAGGTTTACCAAATTTATCTGTTTTACTTTTACCTAAATCAGAAAGTTGTTTTTCTTTTGCTAGTTTATCTAATTCTTTTTGTCTAGCTGCATCTTCTTCTTCTTTAGCTTTAATTATATCAGCTCTTTCTTTTGCTAATCTAGATTCTTCAACTATTTTTTCTATTCTTTCTCTTTCTCTTTTCTCTTTTTCTATTTTCTCTTTTATAGCGTTTTCTATTTCAAATTGGTTATTAGATTTTCCTGGATCATTATTGCCTCCGCCACCACCTTTGTTTGAACCACTATCACCTGTTTTTCCTGTTTCGGGATTAAAAGTATTGTCCTCTCTATCTGCTGGATTAGCTTCATTATCTCCGCGTCCGCCATTACCGCCGCCGTGATTTCCACTTTGATCTCCTTTACCTCCTCCGCCTCCCCAATCACCACCACCAGGAGGATATGCAAGAATACCTTCTTTAGTCATTGTTTCTTGACCACCTAAATCAACTAACATATCTCTTTCCCCAGGAGTTATGTAAGCCAACATATGATCTTGGCCTTTAATCTTTTTCATAGACCCATTTTTATAAAGTTGTCTAGCTTGTTGTGCGTTTGTAATTGCCATCGTTCTATTTTATATAAATTTGCCTTAGTTTACAATATTATTTATCATCAGATGCAGCACCAAGTGGTGGCATTGCAGCTACTTTTATCTTTAAAGATCGCATAACGTCTTCTTTTTTAGTATCAGTAGATGGGTTTGCAATATCATCCTCTGCTTCTTTATCTGAATTATATTCTTTACTTGTTTTAGTATTTCTTAATACTACCTCAGTTTCACACTTAACAACTGGTACTTTCTTACCATTTATCATTGTGTATGTTACTTCACCTTCTTCTTTAAACGCCATATTTTTCTCCTTAATCTCTGTTAATTTCTAATAATGATGCCACAACATGTAATTCATTAGCATCAGATGCGGTAACTTTCAATATCTCATTTTCTAATAATATCAAAGGTTCTGTTAATAATTGTTCAGTAGTATTAGAAGCTATTGATTTAACTTTAAATAAACTAAATACAGCTGCTGCTGCATTAGTTAATGTTGCTGTTATTGTTGCTGCACTTCCAGCATCGTTTGACACTAATAAAGATTTTACAATAGCTCTAGAGTTACTAGGTGTTGTATATAATGTAGTAGCATTTGTTGTAGTTAAATCTACTTTTGCATTTGTATATATGTTAGCCATTAAACCAAGTAAACCTTTCTTGTTCTTGTTTTTGTTCGTTTAAAAATGTAGAATTCAATTGTTCTACAATCAAAGCAATTGCTCTATTAATTTGTTTTTGGTTAGAAACATCATAGTCTTGTTTAGGTTCTGGTAATCTTACTAATACTTTAGCCATTATCTACGTCCATCCGGTTGTACATCTATTCTAAAAGTTCCAAAACGCCAAGACTCACTAACATTAGTATTTTCTATTTTTATATTAACAAATCTTCCTCTAGCTCTTGTATCTTTTTTATCAGTGCTAGAAGTAATTGTAAAAGGACTAAGCGCTGTTGTTGTTTCGGATTGTTGTGGATAACGTTTGACAGCAAGTGTTACTTTTGCATTACCTTGTAGATCTTTAAAATCTGGTATAAATCTTCTCATAGCTAAAAATACATCTCCGGAAAGTGTTGATCCTGTAGATTTACCTTGAGCATTTTTTTGACTTGCTTGTAAATCAAAATCATATGATTTTACAAATGATGTAACTGTTGTTGTACTACCATCTGCATTAACTTGATCAGTACCTACTTCATGCTCAAACAAAGTTGTTTGACCTAAACCATCCTCACCCACAACTTCAGGAAATGTTCCTGATGCAGAAGAATTAAATTTAGTTGCAATAGGTTTTGGATAAACTGTTGCATCAATCCAAGAAGTTCTTGCTTCTGTTCCAATATACCAAACACCACCTCTTACTTGTTCACCATAATTAAATACTACATATTGATCATTGTAAGTAGAATTAGTTGACGGGTAATACCAAACAACTTCTGTAAATTGATTATTTAAACCAGCGTATACTTGCTGACCTTTTGTAGTATCAGCTTGATCATATACATAGTCTTCAACAGAACATGGTAGTGATTTAACTGTACCATCAAACATAAAGAAACCATTTGGACTCATCCAAAAAGCAACACCATCAATTTCAACAACTGCATTCTTACCTATCAATCCACAGTTAGTACCAACTTGTTCAAATCCAAAAGTAAAAGGTGCACCAATAAATTTCATTGAATACAATGCATTGTCTGTCCAAATTAAAATAGAGTCTTTACCTTTTAAGGCTCCCATAATTTTTGTACCATCTTGTAATCTTTGAGTACCCGCAGTATTAATTGCAGTAGGGGTATAATCATTTATGTCTTCTTGGTCCGAGAATCTTATAAACATATTATCTTGTGTTGCAGTACTTCCAATAGTTGTTTCTGTACCTAAATGAATTAAGTGACGTGTTGTAGGTGACACTAATGTAACTCTTGTAGCTGTTGGATTAGCTGATGTAGAAAAACCAGATGTAGTTGTAGATGCTCTAGTTGTTAATCTTGCAGCATCTCCAGCGTTCCATGTAAATGTTTTACCGTTTGCAATAGTTGAAACTAATACTTGACCAAAATTACTTAATGACCATAGTCCTGGTTCAAGAGTTACTACAGATGCAGAAGAGGCTTCACCCCAATCTACAAAGTCTGCAGCATTGGTTACGGTTGCGCCACTTGAGTGTGCAGCTCTTGTTGAACCATCCACTGCTCTTGTAATACCTGTTAAGTTGTTTGTTGATACACCTGTGTAAGAAATTAATTCTGTTCCAACTTGTATTCTACCAGTTGCTGGAAAACCTGAAGCAGATGTCAAAGCAATTGTTGATCCTGATGTACCACTAGTATTGTCACCAAGTGTTCCATTTAAAGTTGTTGTTACAGCACTTGAAACTATACCATCCCATTCTGATATACCCCAACCATAACCATAAGATTGTGCAGCAGGGCCAACAGGCTCATAAGGAATAACAGAACATACACCACCTCCAGCAGCACCTGTTGTAGTTTGTGTTCCAGTTACAATTGCAATCAATGAGTTTGTAATTCTAGTTACTTGAAATAGTTTATCTTCGAATGCTGCATCAGTTAGACCAATACCACTTGGAACTGTTACACCATCTAATAAAATTATATCACCTGATTGTAAATTATGTGCTGAAGAAAAAGTTAAAGAAACTTCTTTGGTTGCGTCTTGAGCAGACATTACAACACTTCCGATTGTAGATTTAATTGGAGTAATATCGTACAGTTGACCTTCAAAATATATTAATAAAAACTTATCAGTTCCTATTGCAACATATTTGTTTCCATCTAAATCAACAAATGCAAACTCACGTCTTGCAACACTAACAATACTGTCAGAAACTAATGATGACCAACCTCCTACTTTTTCAGGTAGTCCATATCTAAATCTTGTATTATCACAATCTACCCATCTGTTTTCTGCACCAGATTCAGTGTCTTGTTTATCGATTCCCGGTAAGACTTTAAAGTCGATTAGAGCCATGATCCGTGCTCCTATATATTATCTTTATAGATCCAGCCTCTTGTAGAGTTTACATATACCAAAGTAAATGCAGCTCCATTTGTGGATACTGTTAAATTAGCGGCATTTCCTAAAATAGGTGAACTATTTCTATTGATAGTTAAGTTGTTAGAACCAAAACCATTTCCACTATCAATGAATGTAACTTCATTTCCTATGGCAGGTGAAGCTGGTAATGTTATTGTAACTGGAGCATTTAAACCTCCACCAGTACCTGTTGTATTAATTAATAATTGATCACCATTAACTGCAGTGTAAGCAGCGGGTATTGTATAATAGCCCTTGGTTATTGGACCTGAACTAATATTAGTTCCGTCTGAATATAAAACTATCTTAGCACCTACAGGGATAGTTACACCTGTTCCTGAAACTGTTTTAACTGTTAATGTATAATTAGATGAAGATCTAGCTGTTGCATCTTCTACAATAAAAACTCTTTCTGCAGAGTCGGGCATAGTAACTGTTCTGTTAGCTGCTAGTGTTCCTGTAAATTTGTAGTATAAATTTTTACCGTTTGATACGGCGTATGTTGATAAAGATAATGCTAGATCAGCTGATGCTATACTTTGAGTAAAGTATCCTGATGTTGCTTGTTCTAAAATCTGTAGGTTTGTATTAGTAATTGTACCCCAGGTACCTGCTTTTTCACCTGTTGTTATTAATTCTAGT